CAGAGTGTTATTTTAATAAAGGGGTGACGTCACCCTCAGTTTTTATAGGCTTTTTAAGCGTCACCCCCGTGGTGACATGACTGGTGACATGACTGGTGACATGATTTTCCACGGGGGTGACAACACGGGTGACATGAGGGTGACATACCTCATAGCACTATCGTATAGGTGAAATCTTCCTTTGTCAATGTTCCGTCATCTACCAATTTGCCCAACTGCTTATGCAGCCATGCACGTGATCGACCGGTTAAAGTCAATACGTCTGATATATCCGGGGCGTTGAAACTATTGATTCCACTATCTTTTAAATCTTTTAATCTTTCCATTAAAACTTCAAAAGCTTCCTCTGAACTGAGGTTGGCTTCTTTTGAATCAAATTCAAGAAAAGAACTACTGAACTTCGATTCTAATTCTTCCAATTCTTCTAGCTCCTTCTGATCGATTGCTTCGTCATCTTCATCGATCGACAATGCTTTTGGAGCAATGTCAACAGGGCGTTTTGATGCCTCAAAGATATCCTTTAGACTTGCCATTGTAATAGGATCTATAGGTTCTAGCGTTCTGGAGTTTGCAGCTTCTCTTAGCTGATCATCTGTAATCAATGAGCTACGCAGAGGAACTGTCCATTTATCCTGATCTACTTCAGGATGCACTAGATAGGCATAACCTGGTTTTGAATTTCTCCATACTGATGGATCTGCACCAGCATCAATTACATCATCAGGGAGAGCGAATGCCGCATCGGTCATGTCTTGAACACCGAAACACATTACGGCAGAAAATTGCGCCCGTGCCGCCGTATCAATTGCTACATAGCTTGCTCTTTGCAAACTGGCTGTTATTGCAATACCAACAGATCTTGCTGTTTCCATCATTTTAATAAAGGCAGGATTATTTGCTATCAATCCAGAAGCCTCTTCGATGTGAACGTACAAGAATGTCAGACCGCTTTCTTCATCCCATTTTGTTTTGTTAAGACGACCAAGCTCATCTGCTCTATCTTTTATTGTTTTAGAAAAACGCTTGAAAAGCGCTTCTGCCAATTGTTCTTCAGAAATAACCAGGTGTAAACCATTTCGAGCAAGGTTCAGAGTCTGATTTCCCTTGGTAACATCGACTACTATAATCGCACTATTTCGGTGATTGAATGCTCTGGCAAATATTACCTTTGCGGCTTCAGATTTACCCGAACCGTTCATACCTTGAATTAGCATATGAACAGCACCCAATCTCTTTGAGTGTAAATTAAATTCGGCGGGGTCACCAGTTTCGTATCGTCCTATAATAAATTTATCATTAGGACTTGTCTCTTTGATACTTGGCTCAAATGCCACTATTTCATTTAAAAGATCTCTACGTACTATTGTTAAATATCCTTTAGATGCATCATTTCTATCGGGTTCTATACGTACAGCATTTCGTGGTGCTTTAAATAAGCTAGCCAAATGACCTTTGTATTTTTGCGCATCATCAATGATATTTTTCCCTCGCTTAACTTGAACAATGCCTTTTATTCTATCTTTGGTGTTTTCTAAAATAGTAGTTTTAGTGCCATCAAGGCCGTGTTCTTTAAAAAATTCGCCCATAGGATCGTCGCGCTTTTCTGATTTGACAGCAGTCCTTATATTCCATGATCCAGCCAAAGCAAGACCAAATATAAACCACACAAGCAATACTACTGGATGCCAAGGTGCATACAGTACGGCAAATCCTGTCCATATTCCAACAGAAGCCAGTGTAAATACTGCATGTTGTCTACCAAAATCACGACGAGTACGAGACGCACGCCACATAAATATGCCTAATGCAGCGGTTGCTGACAATACACTAATAACTACTAAATTATCAGGGCTACCAAAGTATTCAATTCGCCCCACCAACCATAAAACGATAGATAGCATGAATGTTAAAAGCCAAGCAAGATATGGTTTTACTAATACCATTCCGCTAGACATCACACTGTCTATCGCCTTATACTTTATTCTTCGAGCTAGATAGCTCATTTTATTTTGAATTCTTCTCGCGGAGTCTTGCTCGCTGACGCAGCAGCTTCAAGCTCCGTAGAGAATTTCTGTTCAAACATTGTCCAAGTTTTTACTGTGCCTGCACCGGCTACTTTAAAGGATTCAGCAACAGTACGTAAAGCAGCGGCGATTAGCCTAGCTCGTATATTATTTCTTACACCTTTAATATTAGAAAGTCTTTGCTGCAACACATCGGCAGCCCAACTTATTTCTATGTAGAGGTTATAGCACAATTTCCGTAGAGTATCTAGGTACTTCTTAAGAGCTATGTTATCACTAAGCTCTATTTCTCCTAGTTCGTCTATTTTTGACACTTATGTGTCACCTCCTGTATTAGGAGCGTAACATGATCACCACAAAAATGTCAAGGGCTAGTCAATCCACTTTATGTAACTTAAACCACCATGACCGTGTACTGCTATTGCATCATCGATGCTGTCCCATAATACAGTTGACGGGGTTTTTCCCATCCAACGAATTGCTACTTTACCATCTTCGAATTCTACACCTACCGCAACTGTACCGGTACCCGATACACCACTTACATCAACGGTTCTTTCCAAGGAAAATCTTCGCATATTTTTTGTACAAACCTCCTTTCTTTAGATTTTTAGACTTTTGAATATGACCACAATTAGAACATCTATTCATTGTTCCAACTACGGGACCATCTTCTTCTTCACGTATATCTTCTACGTGGACTTTTTTCATTTTACAGACTTCACACTTTATCATATTTCATTTTAACACTAAAAGCCTCGGAAAGTGATCCCGAGGCTTTAGCTTTAGCATACTATTGAATAGTTTTTTCTAAAGTTTTCTTTAGAATAAAAGGTAATAGTATCGTTGTCTTCTTGAGCAATCCATTCTCCCCAATCGACATTACCCCATTCTGTTTCGATTCCATCCGAGGTCGCAATTACATCTTCGAATCTACCGGTATCGATCATCCATTCAACAATAGAATCAACGTTAGATTGCCATAATTGGACTACCGAAACTTTTACTTTAGGAGTTGCTTTAATCCAAGTGACAGGTTTTACATCAGATTTCTTGTTTTCTGCCTTGATGGTGTATTTGGGATGAGTGAATTCTTCGATTAGATGCAGTGCCAATTTAGCATTTTCAGAGCCCAAAAGCTTGTCCAAAGTTTTTCCTAGATCTTCAAAACTGTTCATAGTCGCCCACCATCCGTTTCCCATCTAATAATATATTCAATCCATGTAGGATCTGTTTGTAGAAATTCTTTATAATTTTGCCACTCATCAGAACATTGTTCGCAAGGAAAAGATTGCGGGGCTCCTTGAAGAACAGTACATTCTTCTTCTTTTTCTTTAAGTCCCCAAGAATACTTACATCCATGCCATTTACAGCAATGTTCAGTATGTACATCTTTATCATTTTGATTCATTGCTCATCCTTTTAAAATCTAGATCCCAATTGATCATATTAGCTAATACGTAGGCGTGACCCATTTTCACATTAGGATTATTGAGTATTTGATCGAATGTCAAATTATCGCCGGTATCCCTTGGATACACATCATAATCTAATAGTGTCAATTGATCTTCTGATTTTGCCATCTCTATCAATTCACTATATAGCTCTAGCCTATGATCAATAATGGCTTTTTTGTATAAAACTGTATAAATTAACTTACGAGCCATGATGTAATCGATGGGTTTTCCAATCCAAGAGTACAGTGGGATTTTACCCTTGCCCATAGGGTAGCGATGAGCCCAATCATCATTGAATCCTTTTTCTCGCCAAGCATACCATTTTTTATTAGGCTGACCGTCATTATCATGCTCAGAATATACTTTTGAAAATTGCCATGCATTTTCCAGATTTTTGGCAGATAGGCGGGGAACTCCTGACCCTTGAAATACTTCTACTGGTCCTAAGAGCATAGGACTGAACTGCTTACCCTTTACTCCGCCCGATGTTGTTACATTTATACATTTTCCTGAAATATTCCTATCGTAAACACTACGAACTAAAATCTTAGCCATATTTTATCCTCTACGGTTAAAGGTCCATAGTCTCTTTCGACTATGGACCATCTCAAACCTACGTATGCAAGAATATGTTCAAAGTTACTCAGAGTCCAACCCGAGTTAAACTCATCCCATTTCCACCTATATCCATCAGCGTCTCTGACTATATTGTCATGATTTGGCTCTTGCATTGAATATCATCCCTTTACTCCCCGACTAATCGGATTGTAAAACTATGATTGTTATTCTTCAACTTCATCTTCCAATAGAAAAGGAAGTGGACCCCATTGCTCTAATTTTTCGTGCTTTTCCAATAATTGCGCTGCCGTTTCTTCATCAAAGTGTTTTAATAGATGAATAAGAATGTCGTAATTTCGCATGGATTGGATGAGCAATAGAGTCAGCAATTCCTCTGGATCTGGCTTTGGTTCTGTTAGTTCACTCATGATTAAAGACTAGTCGTCAATAGGTTCAGTGTCAAGCATGAGATCTTCCCACATCATTTCAACAAACTTATCATGAGCTTCTTGTTCATCGTCAGCATCAGTGATATAGGTTTTTACGTAAATATCTCCTATATAGAGATCAGTTTTGTATCTAGTCATTTTCAATCCTCGGCCGGGTGGACAATGGAATAATCCATTTGGTTTTTTCTATTTTGATGTTTTCAGCTCTATTTACTCTAAGAGTGACTTGATTATCCACTATTTCAATTCCAGAATTTGGATCTTGATAACCTAACATTAAATCTTCATGAAATGGCGAATACTTGCTAATTTTCATCGGGGGCTCCAGGTGCCCATTCATTGTTACTTTATAATCATCCAATTCAATTGTTATCTTGGCTTCTCTTGAATGATTTATAAATTTTTCCATACTAACCTCCAAATATTGTCTTGAAGGTAGCAGGAAAAATAGGTTCCGTCAAGTCTCTGACTGCCTGCGCAAATAGCTGAATTTCTTTTTGGGCATCATGTTCAAGTCTTTCACCCAACATATGCATTACGGCAGCCAAAGAAGTGGTCCAGCGCCACCTTACATACATCCCGTACGCGGGTAGAAATAATCGGGCTTGCTCTGCACATACCTCGCTGTGCATCCATTTCTCATAAAGCTCTACACCTCTGTCAATATATTGAGAAAGCTCTTCAGAAATGTATCGACCCATGCGAGGATCAATCAATTCTCCTGAACCTTGTTTCGAATTGGCAGGGGCATATCGCCATTCTGATTGACCGGGGATGTAAAATGTTGGCTCTTCTGTCACATAACGACGAGAAGATTCATTCCATCCCAATTGATCATCCAAATGTGATGATGCAACAGCATATTTATACCATTGTCTAGCCACCATAAGTGGAGCATATATTTCGAATTGAAGTACTGCATGTCTAAAAGGTGAACGATGGCCTTCCCGCCATAAAAACTTCAGAAGACGATCATCTCTATCTTTGAATTCAACTGATTCTTTATCGTAAGAAACGCGGGCGGCGTTGACTATCGATAAATCATTTCCCATTGAATCGACAAGTCTTACATATCCATGATCTAGCACATTAATTTTCATTTTTATAGTAAATATCCTTAAAATAATCTACGATATAGCCGGCAGCCTTGTCTTCTCCGCTGATTCCGGCTTTCCAATCTCTATCATCCCAGTAACCATACATATTTGCAAGAATAATCTCTTCAATACGATCTTGAATTTCCCACCAGCATGGCTTTTCGTGATCGCACATACTTACTTTTGCTTTCCTTTGCAATATTTACTCTTTTTATGATTCTTCAATTTATTTTTCACATGCTCTTTTGAGTGACCTACTACAATGTGATTGCAGTCAGTGGCATCACAAGCTAATTGAAATGGATAATATGTGCTTCCACTACTGGTCATCTGTTCTCCACATTGTCAAACCTGCCCCACATGATGTTCTCTGCTTGCTTCAATGCCTTATCCAAAGCTAAAAACCAATCATTGTAATTCCTAGATGACTTATCACCGTACCAATACTCTAGTTCGGTAATTCCCGCCACATAATAATCTGACAGATACCAAGGACGGTCAGACATTAATTCTGCAAATTCTTCAGGGCTTTCGAAATGATCATACATTCCACCATCAAGATAATCTTGAACACAAGACTTACTGTATTCATCTACGTTAAAATTTACGCTACTCTCACCCATGATATGTCCTTTCCTAAGACAAGTTTATTGTATTTTGCTCCACACGCGCGGCAATGAAAAGGGGTCGAAACCCCCAAGATAGTTCTTTTGGGAGTTCCGACGATTTTCATCTGATTTGTTCTATGGCCGCACTTTAAGGTTTTACCTTTCATGCGATTCCTAAATTTTACTCCATTTTGTGATCATGACTTCTTTTGGTTCTACTTCGTATACGTCATTAAGTTCATCATCACCCGTACTGTTTCCGGTCAAAGTATACACATTGAAAAGAATGTGCTTGCCATCCACTTCATAGACAGTTTCTTGATCTACACCCCATCTACGTTCATTTGTTAAACGAGATTCGATTTCTTTGTATGTTGAAAGAAGACCGGATTCTTTTGCATCTTCCAATACTTCTTCCGGCAGATAGTTGTATCGCGCTTTGTAATTTTTGGCGAATTCAATAAGTTTTTTCATTTTTCCAAACTCTCGATTCTATATTCCAGCTCTTCTACTGCGGCTGCAATATCATAAAAACGTTCTTCGACTTCTACGGCTAGGAAATCTTTATCAGATCTAAATAGATCATAACAAAGATCTCTAATTTGATCAGCTATACTCATGCAACACCATCGTTTTGAATCTTCTCAGCTAGGATACGTAGAATATTTCCATAAGTAATTAGTTGAGAGTCCTTGATGTAATCTTCTCCCACCAAGGCTTCACCAATAGTTTTAAGACGGTCAATAAGAACGTCCGTTCTCACCGGATCTGATTCATCAGTGATGACATTGTACTTTTTGTACAATGCATCTTCCTCGCACGGGTAATATTCATCTTTAAGTCCGCGAAGAACCCAATGACCTAATGGAACATGAATCCACTGCTCTTCTAAGTAATTCCATACATCTACGTTGATCTTTGAATCAAAATCAATAAATTTGATTTCGCCTCCTGAAACGAAGGCTTCGATTTCTGCGCGGGACTCAGGAGTGCCATCCCATTTTACAGCTTTAATACGAACAGGCTTAGCCTGTAGGGTTACTTCAGTCATTTTTATTCCATTTCTTCTAAAATATCTGCTGCATTATTCAGCATTTCACTAACTTCCCATAAAGCATCAACACGCTGGGTGTCCAGTGGCATTGATGCCTTGACCTCACTGTAGTGTTCATCGATGTCTCGCGCAAGCCTACGTAGTCGTTTCGTTACATCACTGTGATTCATTATTCTCCTAACCAAAAGGCGGGGGATCGATAATTCCAGCTCTATAATTTTTATAGAGCATGAGAAATTCCATTAATTGTTCCGGGGTATAGTTTTTAAATTTAACTCCCCGGTCTTCACACATTTTCTCAAAGTCTTTGAGTAAGTCTATCAGTGTGATTACGTCTTGTCTTGGTATTTTCATTTTCTGTATTTTTCATTCAATTCTTGCTCTTTGCATTCTTGATGATACGGTTTCTTTCCTATGTACTTTACGTTATAGGAAATTGATTTTCCGCATTTAGTGCATTTGCCTTTGGCCATAGTTCTCCTTAAATGTATGGTTAATGTTCTAATTTTGAATAGACTTCTATTCCCCCCCACCAGCGCGCCTGTTGACAACATACAGTATATAGAAGATCAAGTATGTTAAAGTTGTCAATTTGTGAGACTAACCTCTACTGCCACTGTACTGTCCTCCTAACACGATCAGTACACTCTGGTCTAGCCCAACGGCTAGTCTTTCCACTTATTTAGTGCCTAACGGTACGCGGGGGTAGGAAAGAGGGGAGAAATCACCACGAGCATTGTCAACAGGACAGTAGCACTGTTAACGCTTCCGCGTACCACTTTAGAGTCTTGGCATTAGGCGCTCCCATCCCTCTTACTCCATCCGTTTAGTCATCCCCTAGTGGCAGGAGGTTCCATTATTTCAGGAAAGGGGTCTGAACCCTCTAAACAGCGCAGTTTCTCAAACTGTTAGGGGCATGAAAAAACCCCAGAGAGACAATCTAGCTTGGCGGCTATCTCTGGGGTAAGTCTAAATTATGTTTTCCTCAAGATCAGCCGCCAAGGTCAATCTCTACTAGCATAGTATCACAGCCCACCGCAAGATGCAAGCTCTGATTCCTTGCTTATGCAAACCGATCATGATACGATACGTACATGACCGAACAACAGGTCAATCTTATCATAACGGGACGTCAGACACAATATGGATATCAGTTTAAAAGATGAAATTTGGAAAGAAGTAGTCAACTACCCTCAATACCTCATCTCCAACAAAGGTAGGGTCTACAGCAAGAGATCGAAAAAAATTTTAAAAGAAGGTTATGGAGATTATCTTTCTTTTGTAGTTAGTGTGGACAATAAGCAAAAGACTATGAATATACACAGAGAAGTAGCGAAAGCTTTTCTAGGGCCTTACCCCGATGGGATGCAAGTGGCTCATTTGGATGGCAACAGGTACAATAATAATGTAGAAAATTTGCAATACGTAACTCCTAAAATTAATCAGTCTCATAGAATTATTCATGGGACATCTAGTTCGGGAGCTAAAAACGGAAGAGCTATTATTTCTAAAGAAATAGCTCAAGAAATAAGAGAAAGATATTTGCCATACAAGATTACAGCGCCATATTTAGCCAGGCAGTATGGAATCAGTGAAACGCAAGCATATAGAATAATTAAGGGGGAGCAATGGATATAAGCTTCTATTGTTCAGAAGGTGATCTCAACCTGACCGGCGGGTATGGAATAGCCTCATATAATATTATTACATCGTTACAAAAATTAGGACATCAAGTTCCTTTTAATTCGGATGAAGCGCCGGTACAATTCTTCTTTTCATTTCCCAGCTTTTATGCAGATTTTATCAGACCTAATCAACATAAAATCCATTTACTTGTGTGGGAATCAACCAAGTTCCATGAAGATTGGTATGAGATTTTAAGCGAGGTGGATGAGATCTGGACCGCCTCTGACTGGTGTAAACAAATAGTGGAAGACAATGGATTTAAAGTATCCAATGTTTATCCTCATGGGATAACTCCGGAATGGAGACCTCTCAAGCGCAAGCCAATCAGCAAATTGAAATTTTTGCATGATGGCGAACCGGCAGTGAGAAAAGGCGGACAGATCGCCTTTGATGCTTTTAAAGCTGCTTTTGGAAATAACAACGATGTCGAATTGACTATCAAAGCAAAGAAGAATTCAAGTATCCGGCAGTATGACCATTATGGGTCTATCGTTGGTACGCCGGATGGCAATGCTAGAATTATTACCTCAGTGATGGATCTGGACCATGTTGTAGGACTCTACCACAGTCATCACGTGCTTGTCTCTCCTAGCTATGGAGAAGGTTTTGGATTCCCCGCGCTTCAAGGGCTTGCAACAGGTATGCCCACTATTGCAACTAGTGAATGGGCACATTATAGAAATTATCTCGGGGAATTGGGAGTCTCGTCACAATATGTAGATTCCCCCTGGCCTATGGTTCATCCCGGACAAGTGGTCAAGCCGGATTTCGATGATTTGGTCGATAAGTATAGATATGCCTACGACAACTATGATAGCCTGAGCAGCAGATACTTCGATCAGGCATTTGAAATTCACGAAGAGTACGACTGGTTGAAATTAACAAAAAAATCTTTTAATAATATTTCCGAGCGAATAAGCTCCTGAGTAGAAGTGGTATAATGAAAAAACGATGGAAAAAGAATTAAGACTTTGCTACCTATGTGAGAGGAGCTTAGAATTAAACGAATTTCACAATAAAAGACGCGAATGCAAAGATTGTTCAAAGGGGATCAAGTTGATTTATCGATACGGAATAAGTATGGAAGAATATCTTGACCTATTGAAAGAACAAAATGGTGTTTGCGCTATTTGTGAGCGTAGTCCGGATGAAGTTGGAGTTTTAGCGGTTGATCATGACCACAGATGCTGCCCAACAGAGAAAACATGTGGAAAATGCATTCGCAAATTACTTTGCACAGATTGCAATATTTCTATCGGAAGATTCAATGATGATGTAGCGCGATTAGAGCGCGCAGCAAGATACTTACAAAGTTACGCCTGATTGGCAGGATAGGAATGACCTATCCTGTCTATTTTTATCTTTAAAACGAAAGGACTCCATTTTTATGGCTAAAATTGATACAAATGGTTATATCGCAAATCCATACCAACAATTTATTGCGACATCCCGTTATGCCAGGTGGGATGATGATTTAGGCCGTAGAGAAACTTGGGCTGAAACAGTAGATAGATATATGAACTTTATGCGTGATCACCTTAAGTCAAACAATGACTATACATTGACAGAAGGTGAATACGAAGAAATGCGAGAAGCAATTATTACAATGCAGGTACTTCCAAGTATGCGCGCATTAATGACAGCCGGACCAGCATTAAAGAAAAATAATATTGCTGGATATAATTGCTCCTATTTACCAATTGATTCACCGAGAGCATTTGACGAAGTACTGTATGTGCTTATGCATGGCACGGGCGTAGGATTTTCTGTAGAATCTAAATATACAGAAAAGCTTCCTGTTGTGGCTGATGAGTTTGAAGAAACCTCTACAGTGATAGTAGTGGAAGATTCCAAAGAGGGATGGCAAAAAGCATTCAAAGAAATAGTTGCCATGCTTTATGCTGGAAACATCGCCAAATGGGATGTTTCCAAGGTAAGGCCAAAAGGAGCAAGACTGAAGACATTTGGCGGCCGTGCAAGTGGTCCAGAACCATTGGTAAATCTATTTGAATTCACAACTCAACTATTTCAAAAAGCAAAAGGAAGAAAACTTACCACTCTTGAATGTCATGATCTAGTTTGTAAGATTGCCGAAATTGTCGTTGTCGGCGGGGTGAGAAGAAGTGCATTGATCAGCCTCTCTGACTTAAAAGATGATGAAGTAGCTCGTTCAAAGGTCGGAGCTTGGTGGGAGTCAAATGGTCAGAGAGCATTGGCCAACAACTCAGCAGTGTATGAGTCGAAACCAAGCTTGGGAACATTCTTAAGAGAATGGACTAATCTATATGATTCAAAATCAGGAGAAAGAGGAATTTTTAATAGAGAGGCTGCGGCAATTGCTGCGGGCAGAAGTGGTCGCAGGCAGATCGATGGAATCGAATTTGGAACAAACCCATGTTCAGAAATCAATCTTCGTCCTTACCAATTTTGCAATCTTTCCACAGTTCCTGTTTCAGGGTCCGACGACATCGAAAGACTTCATAAAAAAGTCAGATTAGCTGCCACACTAGGAACTTGGCAAGCCACATTGACAAACTTCAAAGGCTTGAGAGCAATATGGAAGAAGAACACAGAAGAAGAACGTCTGCTTGGAGTTTCCATGACGGGGATCTTTGGGAACGCTCTTCTCAACGGAAAAGAAGACGGTCTTGGTGAAAGGCTAGAAGCATTTAAGGCGACAGCAGTAGAAACAAATGCCAAATGGTCTGAGAAACTAGGTATTGCTCAATCTACAGCAGTTACTTGTGTCAAGCCAGAAGGTAATTCAAGTCAATTAACTGCTACTTCATCAGGTCTTCACCCTTGGTATTCACCTTATTACATCAGGACAGTAAGGTCTGATAAAAAAGATCCTTTAGGACAATTCTTGAGAGATTCGGGGGTTCCCTGTGAGGATGATGTTATGAATCCAGAAGTAGGAGATGTATTCTCATTTCCTATTCAAGCTCCAAAAGACGCGGTAACCAGGCATGACCTTACTGCGGTACAACACTTGGATCTTTGGTTAACCTATCAAAGACACTGGTGTGAGCACAAGCCGTCAGTGACAATCAATGTCAAAGAAGATGAATGGCTGGAAGTTGCGGCCTGGGTTTATAAAAACTTTGATGAGGTGACAGGAGTAAGTTTCTTACCTTCTTCAGATCATACATATAAACAAGCTCCATATCAGGAAATTACTGCGGAACAGTTCGCTGAAGCAATCAGTAAAATGCCCGAAGCTCTTCACTGGGAATTGCTTGCTCATTATGAAGAAAATGATGAAAAAGTCATCGGCGGTCGAGAACTTGCGTGTAGTGCCGACGCTGGGTGTGAAGTAGTAGATCTCACATCTTGAAAATGAGATAATTGTTAAAAGGCACCTTTTTAGGTGCCTTTTTGCATTAGATCAACTTGACAATTACTACAATATACCTACAATATAGTTGAGGTGTATTAATTTGATTCCAAGCCCTAATCATTCATCAAGGGGAGGCGCACAGGTGCGCCTAGTCGTAATTCACAGTGCAGAAGGTGCTAGAACCGTAGAATCATTGGGAAGATATTTTCAAGGTCCAGTTCCAGCAAGTTCTCACGTGGGAATCGACAATAATAGAATAGAACAATATGTGCACTATGACAGAATGTCATGGACATTATTGAACGGAAATCCAATTAGCGATAATGCCGAACTATGTGCTTTTGCTAGATGGACACGAGCAGAGTGGTTTCAAAACCAGAAAATGCTAGATATGGCAGCACAATGGATTGCCGATCGTTGTAGAGCAAGAGGCATCCCGATCAGAAAACTTACACCAGCACAAATTGATGCTGGTTGGTCAGGTGTCATTGGACACGCTGACTGGACTTATTCCAAGATCGGACAAGGTGATCACACTGATCCAGGGCCTAACTTCCCTTGGGATTATGTAATCGCCAAAGCACAGGGATTAAGCCCGACCCCGGATGCCGGAAGTGGTGGTGGCGGTGGTGGCCCACGCCCAACAACACCAGCTACAACATTTCCATTGCCACGCTCTGAATACTTTGGTCTAATAACTGGACCGAATGAATCTCATGGTGGCTACAACGAGAATGAGAGAGTATGGGTAAAGCAAATTCAGGAAGCCCTACAGAGAAAAGGATTTGCTCCAAAAGATCCGTCGTGGGCAGATGGTATTTTTGAACAACCCACGAAAGATGCTGTGACGGCATGGCAAAGAGCAGAAATGCCAGGAACCACTAGATTTGGAGAAGTTTGGTGGGATGACTGGGAAGTATTGGTGCAGGGTAAGGTCTCTTCTAGTCCTGCACATCCACCCGCCCCGGCACCTGCACCACCTGTTTCATCAGTTCCAGCTTTTCCTCTACCAAGGAATGAATACTTTGGTCTTGTCACAGGTCCAGCAGCAAGTCATGGTGGCTATTATGCTCACGAGCGTCCTTGGGTTAAGATGATTCAAGAGGCACTACAGCGTAAGGGATTTGCCCCTAAAACGCCAGGATGGGCTGATGGTATCTATGAGCAGCCTACAGCAAATGCTGTAGCGGCGTGGCAACGTGCTCACATGCCGGGTACTACAAGATTCGGTGAAGTATGGTGGGACGATTGGGCAGAACTATTAAAGTAATGATATAATTACTTTACCGGCCCGTTGGACGGGAGAAATTGCTTAATGCAGATTTCGACTACTGTTTAGGATACAAAAGGAGCCCTTCAGGGCTCCTTTTGCTTTATCAATAAATGATTGTTATAATCCAATTAAGATGAATATAGAAGACAGAGTAAATCGTATGTCATTTGATTTGGAGCGACTTATTGAGAGAGCTGAAATATGGCAATTATTATTTGACGAATGCCCATTGGGTGTTGCAGTGTTTAACGCAAACATGAAATTCTTCCTTATTAACAATGCATTTACCGAAATGACCGGATATACCACCGAAATCTTAGGAAGAGATATTAAGGAGGTTTTGCCGGATAGATTTAGAAGGATTCATAAGAAAGCAGAAAAAGAGTTTGCAGCAAATCCTCAAAAGAAAACGAACAGACATGGTCTTTCTCCGTCAATCTTGAGAATTGACGGTACTGAACTTCTGATCGATATAGACTTATCATATATCAAGTACGACGGTAGTGTTTATTATGTAGCGTTTATTCGTAGAATCTCCAAGGAAGTGTTATAATAACGATATGGCAAGTACTTTTACTGTTCAATTACCAGCAGGAACAAATGTTACCAAGTTAGTGAATATTCCTACGGCAGGTTCATGGCTTGGTGCAGTCGTAGTTTCATTTGCAACTCATACCGCAGACATGACTGTTCATGAGGCAATCTTTATTAATGAATTCGTTCCAGGGAACCCCAATGTAAAGGGATATAGACATGTTGATTACGTTGGGGCTGCTGGCACCAGTTTTGATAACTGGACTCTATCGAAAGAAACACGTATATGGAAGGTACTTTTTGCCGGGGAAAGTTTATTTAAACTCAGATACACCTCTACTTATGAAGTTAGCGTTACTGTGGAGACAACTCATACTATGTGGAGATCAAGTGCTTATCCGACATATCAGGCTACACCTCCTACATTATACAAATATGACGGTAGAATAGAATGGGTAGCTAAGTAAGTGATGTTATGAGTAATTATGATCGTATTGCTATTTCTCAGAAGCCTGACTTCTATTTTTCATCAAACTTGTCATCCGATCAATCTGGCAAAACTTTATATGTGCCTACTGTTTCAGCAACTAACGTTGGCCAGCCAATTATAGTCGGAAATCCATCATCATGGAAAATAACAGATAGTCAGTCAATAGCTCTTAGCGCTAACCCTATCTTCTTTAGAACTGATACAAGCTTAGAATTCGTTATGCAAATTTTGCAACCATTGGAGCCTGTTTGTATTTTTGGTGATACTGAAAATCTTAATGGTATATTCGTGACAAATACCGGAGTAGAAGTAAGATTTGTAGATGCAGACCAAACTCAAAAATCGACATTTGTTGTATTTGAAAAATGGCCGGGTAGAATGCATGTTGTTCTTTCCTTTGATTCTCTTTATTGTACTTTGGTAGTAAATGGTGTAGTAGCCCAAGTTGACTACAGAGAAGCCGATTCAACGACAGTTACGGGAATATCATTTAAGACAAACTCTGCAAGTACTTACTATGTGGATGGAATAGGTGTTTATTCGGATGACTTCCAAAGCAAGAGTGAATATATAAATTCCTCCGATTTCGACTATATAGGATTTATAGATAGAACTTATCAAGGCGTCGGATCGCTTTTAGATAGCTACCGTGGACAAGAAAAACAAACAGTCACTAGTACCGATTTTTTGCCAGATCCTCTTGAGCCAGAGTATCACTTATATACAATGATGTTCCCTTTGTCCAGCGATGAAGATTTTGATTCAATTTCTATTGAATCAAATTATTCTGATATGACAATGTATTACAGTACCAACGATGTAACCTGGACAGAATTTGTTGGCAAAGTATCTTTTTCTCCTTCTACTGATTTTTATATCTTGCAAATACGAGTCAGAACTCAAGACATTACCAGAGCATTCATAATTAATGTCTTTCCCATGTTTGATAATAAAATTTCTACAAGAACACCTGCCGTATTAACACCTAATGGTGGACCGTTTTATCCAGATGCGCACAGCTTGTCCATAGTAAACTTCCCTGAAGGTATAGAGCTATATAATATTTCTTATGAAGGAATATGGATAGACGACGATATTCCAAAAAGCGTAGAAATTTTATTTATGCCCAAAGCAACGACTAAAACAATTGTTTTTCATAGTAGCGACGGCTCTGCTTCATGCGGTTCATTTGGATCTATTACGGGATTCACCGCTTATTTAAATGGTGCACTCGTCACTAATCTTGACGATGCGAGAATCAACCAATGGAATCATTTAGTTTTAACTAAGGCTACAACATCGGCTACAGAATTCTACCTAAACAGCAATGAATCAAGATTGGGGCCGAATATCATAGAGTATGCCTTTTTGGCATCTTATCCTAATGAATTAGAGGCCGATACAGTATCACAACTATATTCTATTCTTACTTCATATCATAAATTATCTCTATCGGATAATCCCATAGACATTGTCGAGAGTGAGGCAGATGGGGTATCTCCATTCAAGGTTTATACTTATGCTTGGGCAATTGTTGGTGGAGGTGGAATATAATATTCTTAAAAATGGTCACAATTTGCACCATTTTTAAGAATATTGGTATAATTTTGTCATGAGTAAGAGTAAAAGTAGAATTTCTACGGTATCCGAAACAAACTTAGGAGTATATGTCTGGAAATTACCAGATAATAGTTTTATTGCAGATGAAAATGCTAATGTTATGAGCATATCTGCCTTCCGAGGAGACTTGAAGGCGATAAGCGCGATTAGAAAGGCTGCCAACTACTATGGTTTTCCAGATGGAGAACCAGTTTTTCTTGAGGGACACAGAAAAATATCTGATGAAGAACTCCAAGAACAAATTTATAGAATGAATCAAGGTCTTGTTCCAGATCCTTATGAGATAGGAACATATAAGGAGGAAATGAAGTTCGGTGATAGAAGAAGCTGAAGAAGAAAGTTTTACTCAATCAGAGCTAGTTCAGGCTTATAGATCACGATCAGCGTCTGTTAAATTTGCTGGCGATGAATCGGACTTTGACGTATTCAAAATACCTGGCGTACGAAAGATGAGGGGCCTTGATAGAAATTTTGTACGTAGAAAAGATAGAGAACTGTCAAAAGCATTTACCAGTCAATCAGGTAAAGCCAAGTCCAAACAAATAAACGTTGATGATATGTATGGTTACGATTATCTCGAATGTATAACTCCACCATACAATATGGACTATTTGGCAAAACTTTATGAGATTTCACCTGCACACATGGCTGCGGTTGATGCAAAGGTTGAAAGCGTTTTTGGTTTAGGTTATGACTGGATTGAGTCAAAGAAAACAAAGTCGGCTAGACAGAAGGTTAGATCGGCATCAGGTTTAAAAAATCTTGATAAATTGCTTCAAGATGCTAGAGACAACATAGAAGTATGGCTGGAGTCAACCAATAAAGAAGACGTATGGGAAGAAATCATGCGTAAGCTTGGTAAAGATTATGAAACAATGGGCAATGCTTATTTGGAAATTGGTCGTGATAGTCAAGGACGAATTGGCTACATTGGGCATCTGCCAGCAAAATATGTAAGGGTTCGTCGTGATCGTGACGGTTTTATTCAAATATTTGGTAACCGTGTCGCCTACTTCAGGAATTTTGGAGAAGATACTCCGAATCCAATTGGAGATGATTCCAATCCAAATGAGGTAATTCATTTTAAAAAGTATTCACCCAATGATAATTATTATGGCATACCTAATATTATAGCCGCCAAGAATGCGTTAGCAGGTAATGAATTTGCTTCAAGATATAATCTTGATTATTTTGAAAATAAAGCGATCCCCAGACATGTGATTGTAACAAAGGGTGCTGCATTATCTTCAACAGCAATGCAGACTCTAGTGGAGTTTTTTGAAACAGGGTTAAGAGGCCAACATCATAGAAGCGTTTATGTTCCTTTAGGATCTGTTGATGCAGAAATAGAGTTCAAATCGATCGAAGCCGGAAAACAAGATTCTTCATTTGGAGATTTCCGTGAACAGAATAATGAAGAAATCTTCATGGCTCATAGAATTCCTTCCACAAGAGCGGGAGTTTTTAGTGGTAAGAGTACGTCTTTAGCCGCATCCAAAGACGCAGATAAAGTATTTAAAGAGTCTTATTCCAGACCCGAGCAAGCTATTTTCGAGAAAAAGATGAGAAGGGTTTTCAGAGAAATAACTGATATAGTTGATTTTAAATTAAATGAACTGTCTCTTGTTGACGAAGACACTCAATCACAGATTGATGATAGAAATATCAAAAATGGTTCTGCGGTCCCTGATGAAGTGAGAGCTAAGCGTGGTCAACCAGCCCGACCAGACGGAAAAGGTAACGAACCAATGGTATTAACAGCCCAACAGCAAGCAGATCAAAAGGCAAATTCGATGAAAACACGAGAAAGAGATACCCAGAGAGCCAACAACAAATCAGATAGTCCTAATTCACCTTCGGGAAGAAATGCCAAAGGTGAAGGAAGGAAGGTTGCCTAATGTTAGATAAAACTGCTAAAAAGATGCTCAGCCCTATCAATACGGCCGGTATAAGTATATTGGGTATTTTTAATATATTCTTGGGAATTTGGATAAGCTTGCCTTTCGATGCCTTGCACCATGTTAATGGACTGCCTGAGTGGATTATAGCATCAATTCTATTGGTAATAGGTTCATTTATATTGTCAGGGTCAATGGGTGATAAATATAGAACTCTGTTAATAGGTACACAGCTTAGTTTTTATGCATGGTTTTTATCGGTGGGAGGGTTAATCTACACAGATTGGCAAAGTGTCTTATGGATTATTGCCTTAATGATAGCTGTATACAGCTTATTTGTTTCAGTAAATATTAAGGTCAATCGTGAGAATTTGCCTTTTAAAAAGCTGTAGATTATAATCAAATCATCATGAAGATAGAAAAAGCTCTATTGAATGCCACAGAGAGTGAATTGCAAATTAGCGTTCCCTTTACTAAATTTGACAAGGCGAATCGAAAGGTTTCCGGATTCGCCACTCTCGATAATGTAGATCAATCTGGTGATGTCTTAACGGCAGAAGCCAGTCTTCAAGCATTTGAGACATTCCGTGGAAATATAAGAGAGCAACATGACAAAAATAAAGCAATCGGTAAAATGGTTAGCTTTGAGCAGAAGGATTTCTTTGATCCAGGTACCAATAAAATGTATAGCGGTATTTATGTTACCGCATATGTATCTAAAGGAGCGCCGGATACTTGGGAGAAGGTTCTTGATGGTACTCTAAGCGGATTTTCCGTTAAGGGTTCAATTACGAAACAACATACACAATATGTGCCGGACGAAGACAGAAGCATAAGGTTTATTGATGCTTATGCGCTGGAAGAACTTAGCTTAGTAGATTCTCCTTGCAATCAATTTGCGAATGTCTTTTCTATTGAGAAAACAGCAGATGGCGTTTCTATTAACGTCACGAATGAAGTTAACGTACAGAACGTCTTTTGGTGCGACGATGATGCAATTGCTGTATTGAGCAAAGATGAATCTGCCACATGCAGTAGATGTGAGACTCCAATGAAAAACGCAGGTTGGTTCGAGTCCGTTGCCGGTGAAGATAAAGTAGAAAAGATGAAAGAAGTATTGAGTGCTTCCGGATTTACCAAAAGCGACAATAATCTGCGTGAAACGAAAGGAGGTTCCAGCATGGCGGACGAAGTAAAGAAAGAGGAAGTTGTAGAAACAAATGTCGAAGAGACAGTAGAAACTGTTGAAGAAGACAAGTCAGCTTCAGAAGAAAATACTGAAGAAGGTACCGTAGTTAACGAGCCAGATCTTCAGGGAATTGCAAAGGCTCTTGATGAGATTAGATCAACTCTTGCGGGCGTTACAGAAGTAGGCGCGGAGCGAGCAGCAGCCGTTGCAGAAATTAAAAAGACAGTAGAAGGTGTCGAAAAGAGCGTGGAGACACGTATGGAAGATCTTTTAAAGGCACACACAGAACTTGCCGCTGATTTTAAGACTTTTAAGGAAGGTCTGAATGGTGTTGAAAAGAGACTAAGTAATGTCGAATCTTCATCAGCGATCAAGAAATCAGCGGATGTTGAGACAGGCTCTCACATCGAGAAGTCAAACAAGCAAGAACAAAAGCCCTTCTGGTCAAGTGCATTTCTTCCTAATAGTATTGACTAAGAAACAAAATATGTATAGAGAGGAGAGTTATTATACATGAGCGAAAATATTCTAGAAAAAGTAATTCGCACTACCGAAGTTGGTAGCGGTGGTGGTGGTCTACTTGCTCCGGAACAAAGCAATCGATTCATCGACTATATGTTCGATGCAACAGTTATGTTACAGGATTGTAGAACCGTCAGAATGCGCTCCGAGGTAGCGGAAATTGACAGAATTGCAGTTGGTCAGAGACTAATCCGTGCAGCTACAGAAGCAGTAGACACTGGTGAAAACGCTGGAGTAACATTCAGCAAAATCTCACTAGTAACAAGAAAGATCCGTCTAGACTGGGAACTTTCAAGTGAATCACTTGAAGATAACATCGAAGGAGCAGATCTAGAGGACCACATTGCTAGACTTATGTCAACCCAATTTGGTAATGACCTCGAAGATCTAGCCATCAACGGTGACACGACTTCAACTAACGGAACTCTAAAGATTTTCAATGGTTGGTATAAGCTTGCGCTTGCGGGTGCTCACGTTGTAGATGCCGGTGGTGCTCAATTAGACCTACCTATCTTCAACAAGGCTCTAAAGGCTATGCCAAGAACCTACATGCAAAACAGAGTTGGCCTAAGATTCTACACAGGCTCTAACTCAATCCAGGATTATCTATATGCTCAGGCACAACAGGGTAATGGTGCATGGTCAGGACCGAGATCTGATCGCTTGATCGATGGTGGACCAGTTCGTACTGAAGGTGCTAATGGATTTGTTGCGGGACGCCCATTCGGTGTTACATTGCAGGAAGTTCCATTGTTCCTAGAAAGCGAAAACGCATCTTATTCAGGTGGTACTGGTGATCACGGTCACGTGGAATTGACATTCCCGAAAAACCGTGTAATGGGTATCAAGCGTGATGTACAGGTATTCCGTGAATTCCAGCCAAAGAAGGATGCTATTGAATACACTACATACATCCGTGCTGGTGTAAACTGGGAAAATCTAGACGCAGCGGTAATCGTTAAAAATGTGAAATTGGCGGCCTAACCACCGCGTTTGATATTAACATCAAGAATTGATATACTCCCTATAGTGCATATAGGGAGTTATCTTTTTGAAAAAATATCAAGCAAGGTCTAGCAGGACTTCGGTCCTGCTTTTTCCATTTTTATGGTACAATCGACACGGAGGTATAAAATGTCATTTGATAAACTAAAACTAGAAGAACTGCAAAAAGCAGCACATCTATTTGAAATCCCCGTCACAGAAGACGACACGAGAAAAGAAATTATATTGAAGCTACAGGAAAGTGGCAAAACATATGCAATGTACAAGAGGTTTGAAGAGCCTACTGAGAAAAACGAAGTAGGTCAGGTCGAATTTAGCTCAACAATATTGCTGAAGATGAATAGACTTAATCCTTCTTTTGAAGCATTTGGATACAAATTCACTAAGAGTCATCCATATCAAGTAATGTCTCAGAAAGATGCTCAAAAGATTATGGATACTTACGATGGATTCGTAATTGCAACACCCGATGAAGTAAAATCTTTTTACAACTGATTAAAGTCCCTTTTATAGGGACTTTGCCCTTTATTAGACAACATGTTAAAATTATACTGGTGAGACATAATGAAAGAACTTTTAGTAAATAATCTTTCCACTGTAGAATATACTATTTACGTGGATGGAGTTGCGACAAATGCTGATGGAGCAGTAACGGCTAAAGCTTTTTTGAACGATGCTGAAACAGGCACTGATTTGACTGTGTCTACACCATCAATAGGGAAATATAAAGCGTTGATGCCGGTTTCTATGGTGTCATTAGAAGGTGAAATCAGAGTAGAATGGGCCTTTTTGTTACAGACAAATCCGGTAATAGTATCAGAATACTACGAGGTAGTTACTCCGTATGCACTTTGGGATTATTTTAAATCCAACATGAACAATATTGATTACGTAGATTATTTAGAGTGCGAAAGAATAGCTAGAAAAATAATAGATTGGTACTGTGGACAATCCTTTGGTAAAAGATTAGCCACATACGCGGTGGAAGGATCAGACATGAATGGTTTGAGAATGCCAAGGCGATTGCTGTCTTTGACCGAAGTGAGATGGCAAGATGTATATACAAATCCGTCTGTAATAACAGCACCTAGTCCGTATGATGGATGGGTTGAATATAATTGGGAACTGGTTTCTGACGGGTGGATATTAAGAACGCCCAGATCAAGAAACAAAATTAATGCTGCGTATCCGGTCAAATTCTCTTTTAAAAGGAATACTTCATATAATGTAGAAGGATTATGGGGATGGAATTCAGTGCCCACGAATGTTGAAGAAGCTGCCAAGCTAATTATAGCTAATCTTCTATGCAAAGATCAAAAATATAGAGATAAATACCTTGAATCAATTGCTACTGGAGATTGGGATATTAAATTCATGAAAGAAGCTTTTGAAGGAACTGGAAGTGTCACGGCGGACCAATTGTTATCGGACTACAGAATGTATCCGGGTATCGGGGTAATATAATGATAGGCGGATGCTTGTTTTCTACCAGATATACCATGACTGCTGAAGTTTATAAAAAAGTAAGAGTTGTGGGAAACTCCGGAACCATCAAATATTCTTGGGTCTTAGATACTAGCATAGGCGATAACGGAATTATAGATTGCATAGCGATGCCATTTCTATCTGATAGTTTTACTAGAATTGGAACTGGTGAACAGTTTGGGGCAAAATATTTAAGTGATGATTTCCTTAAGTTAACCAGTTCTCATAATATTGGGCGAACAGCACAAATCAGCAACATAAGGAATAAAGCAGATGGTGCACTAATTTACAAAGAAGTTCAGTTTTCCAATGAACCTGGTACCTGGTATAATTCATCGGGCTCAGCGCCTATAATTGGACCATTTGGAGAAATTACTGAATACCAGACATTGCTGGTTAGAGCGGAGACGCAAGCCGATGTTTAACATAGAGGCAGAATTGGATAAGTTCAGAGAAGTTGGAGTTGCTGTTCATACAATTGAGGCAACGCTAAAATCTGAGAGACATGTGAGTAGTCTAATAAAGGCTGCTCATGAAGTAACTGCTGGGGAATTTGTCATGCATATGTCAAGTGAATCATTAAGGAGTCCCGAGACGCTATCTCATATGTATGAGTGGGGTCAAGTAGGAGATCCTAATGGTAAATTATGGCGACATGTCATGAAAGGCAACGGTGCAAATAGATCTGCATTTTTCGAATTTAAAGCATCGAGAAAGACGGTGCCAGTAGATCCGGCATTACAGTCTGTTGGAGTAAGAAGGGTGCACGTATTCGTCTGGAAGGCGATGGTTTTGGAAAATGGTCTTCCGGTTAAGATATCTCCAAAGTTGGCTAAGTATTTAGTATTCGTGGCAAAAAATCAAAGTAGACAAGCAACAAGTTCTGGAACTGGATTTGTAAAAAATGGAATAGTCTACTTCAAGGGAACAATATCCATTGCCCGAGCCGGGAACGAAAGAATAAATGGAGCTTTTACAAGAGAGTGGACCCAATGGTGGAGTAGTGGACAACCTGAAGAGATAATCAGAAAGAACCTGACAAAACCAGCGATGGATGCTATGGAGAAAACATTAGCGGAAAAAGTTGGATCTTTCTCTAAATTAAGAGAGAAAGACAAAAAAATAGGAATAACTGTCTTGGTCCCTGATAGATTGATGGAAGCTAAATTCCAAGAAACACTACAGAAAAATTATATAGCTGCTGCTGCATCTAGAAGGAGTTTAATGGAAGATGGCTAAATGGGAAGAAAAGTACTCTATATCACCTGTTTATTCTTTGAATAAGTTCATTCAAGATAAGCTAGTCGAGATGGAATTTATCGACATGGCGGATTATACTAGCGATTTAAACGGGAATCCAAATTTTGTGTTGCCGTTTTTAGTGCCGGGACAAGAATTGCCAGAATTAGAAACCATATACGACGATATACAATTTAAAGATTTAGCATACGGAATATACTCTATATCGCACAGATACTCTTCCGATGAGCCTTATCTAATGTGCGGTCAGGCAGCATACACCTTTTATCATGGGGACATGGATATATTGATCGCCATGTCAGATTACATTACTGATATATTATCTAGAGAAGATTGGTCCGCGAACGATATAAATTATCATTTTAGAAATGATAATTTATATCCATTTGAATTTAAGAGTGTAACTGTCCCTACCACTGCTGGCCCAGCTCCAACAGAAGATGAAGGTGGAAGAAACGCTTTTATGATTGTTGTAAGATATGATGCAACTTATGAAGGACCAGGGAGAAACTTTACTATAAATCTTCCTGAAGACACTATTTATATTGAGCAAGGTATGAGATAAGATTTGCACAATAATTGTCGGGATGAGATAATTTATTGTAGGAAGAAAGGCAAGACTTTTAGGATACAAATATAGGAGGTGAAATTCTAAATGGCAAGACAAGATCGTAATATCCTTGTTGGTGCGGCTGCGGTATTCCTTTCAAGGGATGATTCAGCTAGTGCAGGTTGGGACTCAGTAACACTGCCGGCAACATCAAGTGGTGTTCCATATGCTGACACATTAACTCCCCACGTTGATTGGAGATACACAGGTTATACTTCCAATGGTGTTGAGTATACATATACCCCGTCTTACGGTGAAGTAGAAGTTGATCAGTTGCTTGATGCTGCAAAGCTATTTAAGCAGAAAATGACTGCATCAGTTAAGACAGAATTTGCTGAGGCTACTCTAGAAAATCTATTGGTGGTTTGGGCACAAGGCTCTTCTTCATTGCGTTCACCAGAAGGTGACACTACTGCTGAAGACATCGCTGGTCGAACCGTAGACCAGACAAAAGACTTTGAAGGTGTTGCAGTAGCAGCCGATGAACAAGTTCTAGGTATGGAAGCTGGTGCGCTTGGTATTGAACCAGTCGAACGTCAAATGGTGTTTGTCGGCAATGCTCCACGTACAGCTACAGGAAACAAGAAGAGAGAGCGAATTTATCACTTGCGTCGTGTTATTTCAGTAGAAGCTTCTACGCACGGCCTTAAGCGTAATGACTCTACTAGATTCCCAGTAAACTTCCGTTTATTACCTGCTGAGATTTCAGGTGCCGAATACGGAACAATTAGAGACAGAGTAATCACACCGTAATTCAGGATTATAGCAAACCCCTTACTTATAGTTAGTAAGGGGTTTTGCTATTTGCACATTTTCTACAATACGTGTTAAAATTACTCTATATGAGAAAGGGGTTTAAATGACCAAACGAGTATATGAAGTCGAAGAAATCGAACTTCAGGACTGGAAGAAGCCAGTAACAATTAGGCCACTAACTATAAAAAACTTCAGACGTGTAGCGAAAATTCTAGATAATATCCAAAATCCTGGTGAAGATCACAAAGAAAAACTAGTTGTAGACATTCTCTTGGAAGCGACAGCGGTCGCTATGGAAACCTACGAACCAAAGTTGGCAGATATAGAAGTATTGGAAAATCACGTTGACATGGCGACTATGGAACATATTCTTAATGTTGCCACAGGGGTGAAGATAAATGACCCAAATCAGAAAGCGACGACGTAGAATCTGATTTAGTTGATTTAGAATCAGAAATACTATTCTCTTATCCTGGTATGTTCAAAAATTACGACGATCTAGAAGAACATTTAACAATGCAAGAATTAGTGAAAATGTTGGAGAAGGCAAGAGAGAAAAAATATGATGATCAAAGATTTATGGCTTCATTGAAGGGCATAGACCTGGACGAAGGAAAATCAACTGAATTTGACGAAATCAAGCGTCGCGCAGAAGCAAAGGCAATGGGTGTCAGTGAAGAAGAATATGAACTCTCTGGACACTTTAATATCATAGTAGAGGATGAATAAGAATTACACAGAACATCAGCATACATTTTACCGGTTCGGCTGACTTTAGTCAGGCTATGGCAGAGCTTAATGCTCTCAACAGAACTGCGGGTAATTTAGAACAGCGACTACAGGGACTTAGTGTAGCTCGCTTTGCTGGTGGTACTTTTATTCGTGATTTACAGTCTGTCGCAGCACCTAGATTCCAATGGGATGAAGGTCTGCGACAGACTGATTCGTTTGTAAGGAATCTTCATAGAGGTAAGCTAGAATTACAAGGCATTACCGATTTTATGGAGAAGTGGAAGACTCAATCTAGAGACATTGCAGAAAATCAAACTAGATTAGCAAATGCGGCGTCAAGAACTAGTGTCACGGGACAAACCCAAGTCTATCTTCCATCTGTAAACGATATAAGAGGATCTACAATGGCCTTGGAAGCTCAGAACAGACAATTCGGAATACAGAATGAAATGCTCAAAGTAGCTTCTACTCAGATTCAAAACTGGGGTAAGAATATGCAGTGGGCAGGTAGACAGCTATTAGTAGGTTTTACTATTCCTTTTGCTGCGGCAGCGGCTGCTGCTGGTGTATTCGCGTTTACGGTGGACAGGGAAATTACCAGAATTGCCAAGGTATATGATGGTGCTAAAGAAGAAGTAAAAGGTCTTGCATTAAGTACCGCCAGTTTTGTTACTTCTACTATGGGTGCCACTGCCAAATCAACTTTGGAAGTAATGGCTCAATTGGCTGCGGTAGGTCAAACAGGTGAGAATCTTAAGAATTCAGCCATTGAAGTTCAAAGACTAAGCGTTCTAGGTGAAATGGATTCCGAAGTAGCGCTGAAATCTTATATTGCATTGCAAGCTGTATTTAAGATGTCGGTTCAGGAAACTGCTGATGCAATTAATTATATGAACTCTGTAGAAAATGCTACATCTCTACAGATGGAAGATTTTGCTGAAGCCATTCCTAGAGCAGCCGCCCCAATCGCTCAGCTAGGTGGATCTATTCAAGATCTTGGTACAATTATGGTTGCACTAAAAGAGCGCGGAGTGGACGCGGCTGAAGGTGCTAATGCTATCAAAACCTTGATGAATAGATTGATCAATCCGGCGGAACAGACTAAAGAAGTATTCAAGTCTCTGACTGGTGAAGACCTTCCTGAATTTATCAAGAAGACCGGTGGAGAGCTTATGCCTACCATGCAAGCCTTGGCTGATGTCATTCATGGTGGTAATCTGACCCTCCTAGAACAGCAACAGCTTATTGGTAGACTAGGTGGGGCATATCAGCTTACCCGTCTAACAGCAATACTGGATGGCTTGGCTTCCAAGGGTGGTCAAGTAGACAAGGCTTTTGAAGTAGCTTCACAAAGTCAAAGTAAATGGGCTGCGTCGGCAGCTCAGGAACTTGAAGCAAAAACTTCTAGTATTTCTGGACGATTTTCAATTGCCGTAGAAAGCTTTAAGATGCAACTTCAAGAATTTGGTGAAGTAGCTCTTAAGATGGCGACATTTGTTATCACCAGAGTGAGCGATATGATGACGGCTTTGAATGCGATCCCTGATTGGGCTAAAGGCTTATTAATTGTCGGAGCTAGCATTCTAGCTATTGCTGGTCCTATTGCTATGCTTATCGGTATCTTTGGTAACTTTGTAGGCACTATTGGTCGTGGTATTGCTGGTCTTTTCAATCTTGGTAGTAGATATAAGAGTCTGACTATAGAACAAAAGGCTGCGGCCATAGCGTCAGGAGATCTTAAAACTAAATTTATGTCCGAGGCTGATACAGTTCAAGTATTGGTTTTCCAGCTAGAGAAGCTACAAAAGGCTTATTTGGAAACTGCACAAGCATCAAGTTTAGCTACAGCAAATGCTGCCAGAAGCGCACAAACAGGTGGATTCACAAGAAACTTAGATAGAGCAAAAGATGTTGAGAAGAGAGAAATTGAGAAACTTAATGCATTAGTGGCTCAACAGCAAGAATTTATTACTAAGAATCAAGGAGTAAAATCCAAGGCAGAAATAGCCGCTTGGGATAGAGTAGAGCAAATTGAACGTGCAAGAGATGCAATATCTCAGAACCCAAGATATACTGTACAATCAGGAAGAAATGCTGATCTTATATTCGATAAGAATGCCAAAGAAGAGTATGAGAAGCTTAGTAAAGAGTTGGGAGCTGCACATCAGAAGTATTTTGATGAAACGGATAAACGCATCGATGCATACCATGTGCAAGCAGACAAATTCAATCAAAAAGTAACAGAACAAGGAAAAGTAGTAACTGAAGCCATAAGAAACAGAAGCAAGGCTACCAGGGAAGCTCTTGACAATGAAAAGCAAATGATGATAACTGCTCTTAAAGAGCAGGCGGCTCATGCTGCGGCAATTGCTTCGTCATCTGCTGGCCAACTGACTTATCCAACAACTGTTACCGCTGGAAACAGAACTCTCACTCAGAATCCAAATGATGGAAGATGGAGAACTGAGGATGGAAGATTTGCCAATAAAGAATCTGTAGACGCGATCAATGAAGGTTTCAAGTCAGTGGCCATGACAACTGATACCGTTGCGAACAATGTGCAACGTTCTGGAATTATGACCAAAGTGTTTAACCAAGAAGTATTGCTTGGCGTATCTGCGGTAGCCGCCTTGGGTGGCGCAGTAGCGGGAACTGGATCAGGATTAGCAGCTTGGTTGAATTGGCTTGCCATCGGTGCTGGAACATTATCTATTATGATTCCTATGTTCGAAAAACTTAGTGATTTTGCAAAGAACAGTAATTTTATGCAAAATCTTCTAGGTAACGCCAGCAACGCTAAAACGCAAGCCACTGGTTTTATATCTAGAATGGCTGGTCCTATAATGTCAGGTGCGGCAACTGTTGGTAAGGCTGCTTGGGGTCTTTTTAGTAGTCCGTGGTTCCTTGGATTTGCAGCTCTTGGAATTGCAGGATTTGCTGCTTACAAATTAATCACCGCTGAGGCAACTAAGAATATAGAACATATGCAAAGATTGGCCAATACAACTGATGGTTGGATGAAAACTCTAGGCCAGGCAAAAATTACTTGGGGTCAAATCAAGGATGCTTCAGGAAATGTAAGTGATGATTTAGGAGCTATGGTAAACAAACTACGTCAAGAAAACGGTGATTTGGTTACTGAGGCAAACAGACGTTCGGGAGCTTGGCTAGATGAATTACTGAGAAGCCAAGTTTACCGTTTGCAAGGTCAAGGATTAAGTCAAGAAGATATTATGAAGAGTATGGAAACATTACTGGTTGCCGCCGGTAAGACCAGAAAAGACATAGACTCCATATTGAATAATATCAAGGTATCCTTTGACTTTAGAACTCCGATTTCAGATCTTGATGTATTTCTTAAAGATGCAAGAGAAAAGATGCACCAGGCAGGAATTTTCCGTGGAACATTCCAAGGTGAAGAAGGAATGTTTGATAACGCATGGCAATCAACTAGACAGGGTAGCGCACGTTTGGATCAATTTGCTGCTGATATTGTTGGAAGAATGACGGGTCTTGACGATACTATGCAAAAGCACGTGGCTACTCAATTAGCAGAACAATTGAATGCTGCGATGGAGCAAGGATTTAAAGAACTTAAGAGTAAGTATGGAAATAAACTTAAGGATACTTGGCAAGAATCAGCATCGGCTCTACTAGACTTTAGCGAATCAGGCGGTTATACTCCAAAAACTAATGGCTCAGATCCTATGACAGCAGAAGCCAGAGATTTAGCTTTACAGCTTAACGCCAATAGGGATCTAGCAATAAAATTGGCTAAGGCCATGAACATTCCTGATGCCGTTGCTGGTAAGTTTAAGAGCTTCAATGACATTTTGCCCATGATCGGCAATAGTACAAAAAGTGCTACTGAAGTTCAGAAGCAATACAATGACGCCATTTCCAATGCAGAGAAAATGGGAGGCAAGCTTACCGATGAACAAAAGAAGCAAGTTGCGGCTGCTTATGCTTCAGCTCGTGGACTTGATGCTGCCAAACTTGCTGCAAATGGATATTCTAGTGCAATAGATAAAACTTCGGACGCGATAAGAGAAAACAATCGTGGCATAGAATTGATGCTTATGAACTTGAGAAATGTTCAAAGTGAGCATGGAAACTTTGCTGGCATATTAAACGGATCTGGTTCCTTCTGGCAGAATACCGCCGATTCCGAATCAGGATTTGGTGGATTATCAGGTTCTCCCGAACAACAGGGGTCGATGATTAACGATGCAATGAGATCAGCTTATGGCAATACTATGAATGTTGCTTTTGACCTGGCGTCAATGCAGGCAGAAAGACAATACCAGGCAAGAATGGATGGTATTACTGGATATTACCAAGGAATCAAAGATAGACTTCAAAATGAATCCAAGGCTCTAGATAACGCCTGGCAGAGTAGAATGCAAGCCTTCTCTGATTCTTGGAGAGACAGGATTGATTCCACAAAGCAAAGTTTCGATGATCGTCGCAAAGCTATTGACAATGAAATAGATGCCATTGAGAAGCAAAGAGATGCTAATCGAGAGCTTGATGAACAACGTCAAAAGATGTTCGAAGCAGAAGAACGAAGAGCCGAAAGACTTACCGAACTTGCAAATGCGAACATCAAATATACTCGTGCTTTAGCCACAGGTAATCTTGATGAAGCTGCAATTATCATGAACAATACTGAGCGTTTGCAAAGTGCATGGGGTGCTCAAGATTCCAAACTTGCCTCCGATGAAAGGTCCAAAGCAAGAGATAAGGCTGATCAAGATAGAATAGAAGCTCTTAAGCAAAAGCAAGATGCTTTAAGAGAGGAAGAAGACGCGGTAATGAAGTCTCTTGAAAGACAGCAGGAGATGGAAAAGCGCGCACTTGAGCAGCAAAAAGAGAACGAAAAGGAACGTTTGCAAAATAGAATCGATGGTCTTCAGCGAGAGCAACAGGCCGTGGAACAGTCCGAAAGACGTAAACAAGAATTGGATAGGAAAACATTAGAAATCCAACTTGCTACTCTAAAAGCATTTGTTCCGATGAATGAAGCTCAATTGTGGGAGCACATTGAAAGAGTTCAAGGGGCATACGGACAACATGGAATTCAATTGCAGTTCCAAGGTACCCAATGGGGACAAATCGTAGGTTCGGCACTATTCAATAATGTTGAGTCAGCTCGTGTCCAAATGAGTAACAACTCAGCTTGGCAACAATCTGGTGCTGCAATCAGTGACGCCATTGCTAAAGGTGCTTTCGGACTAAGTCTTGGTGAATTCTTCAATATGATTATTACTGGGCAACCTCCGGAAGGATGGAAGCCACCTGGCACTACCACCGCATATAAGCGCGGTGGCGGTGGTGGAATGCAATATATGCACACCGGTGGTTTAATTGGACACGATCCCGGCGGCCGTGGTGGAATCAGTGGAGATTTAAGATCTGATGAAATTCCTATTATTGCTCAAACTGGTGAATTTATGTTGAGTAAATCAGCAGTAGATAAATTAGGCCCTCAGACTTTGCGTGATCTAAATTCCGGAAAAATCGGTATGGGTGGTGCGGACATGGGTCTAGCTGCGCTTGGAGCCGGTGTTGGATTAACCATGATGAGAGCAATGATAACTGCCTTGTTCTTAGGTTCACAAAAACAGCAGGAAACAGGATTAATCGGTGCTGGTAAGCCGGGGATGTATGGTGGAGTAAGACTAGACGCGGACCAATTGAATAACGCTAGTATTATTGCCAGCGTTGGTAGATCAATGGGTGCCAGCAGTAGAGACATAATCATCTCTTTGATGACTGCAATGCAAGAATCGACATTGAAGAATATCAACTACGGTGACCGCGATTCTTTAGGTTTATTCCAACAAAGACCATCACAAGGTTGGGGAACTCCTCAGCAGATCCTCAATCCTCAATATGCTGCTAGAAAATTCTTCGAGGGACTATTGAGAGTAGAGAATAGACACACCATGCCTATGACTCTAGCGGCTCAAGCCGTACAAAGATCGGCGTTCCCTTATGCTTATGCCAAATGGCAAACTATGGCAGAGGCGATTGCTGCTTCTATGGGCGCTGGCGCTGATCAACTTGCCGGGTTCGGAATGTTTGCTAGAATGATGGCCGGTGGTGGTGGAGTCGGAACAGGTAAATATGTAAGACCTACCTCTGGTCCTGTAACATCCGAATTTGGTCCAAGATGGGGAAAACATCACGATGGTATTGACATTGGTGCTCCCACTGGAACACCAATTGTTTCGACTGATTCCGGTAGAGTTTTATCGGCAGGTTTTAATAATGGTGGATTTGGATATTGGACATTGGTCGATCATGGTAGTGGATTAATTTCAGGTTATGCTCACCAAAGTAGAATTAACGTCGGTGCTGGACAACAAGTAAGTAGAGGTCAGGTAATTGGTTATGTAGGCTCAACAGGATATTCAACTGGTCCTCACTTGCATTTCCAAATGGGTGGTGGACCAGGAAGATTCCAGAACCCACGAAATTGGATTCCAAGTTTGGATGTCGGTGGAACAGTTAGGTATGACAATGTTTTAGCGAATTTGCATAAAGACGAAACTGTATTAACTGCTCCGTTAAGCGCGGCCTTGGAGAGAGGTATTAATCAGCTTGACTCAGGTGTTAACAATGTATATCATGTAGACGTGAGAATTGACGGAACTAATCTTCCAAGACATGAATTGAAATCATTGGTTTCTGAAGTCTTCGAAGAGAAGAAGCTTAGAGAAGCGAGAAAGACAGGAAAAATTAGATGATACTCCCCATTTGGTGTGGCTTAACATTCGCAAGACCAACAGATCCAGAATACGCATCAAGAAAGCTATCTGATCACAATAGATCTCCAATCAGTCTATCTTTTGACAAGATCGAAAACAAAGAGAGAATGGCTAACGGAACACTGAGAAAATTCGTTGTTGCGACCAAGAGAACCATCAAGGCATCTTGGGAAGATTTGCCGAGAGAAGATATACATACTGCTGACGGATTTTGGGGTGCCAATTCTATTAAGAATTTCTATGATACAAGTAGTAATAGTGCTTTTTGGGTGACTATTAACTATGGAGATGGAACCAACGAACAAATGCAGGTAATGTTTACCGATTTTAATGTAAAATTATCAAAAAGAGGAACATACACTGATTTATACAATATTGATTTTGGATTGGAGGAAGTATAATGCAGACATTAGATAGCCAACTTACTACTGCTTTGGAACAGGATCATGAATTGATAGGAACTCCTGTAGTTATAGCAGAGTGGAATTTTAATAGATTAATAAAAGCTACCGCCAAGAATATTAGTGATCCAAATAATACTTTATGGCCATATACAGCGTCTCATTTTCCTCCTTCCTCTATAACCGAAGGATTCAGGCCAGATTCAGGCATGATATATGGTTTTACTGGAACAGCATATCCGATTAGCGATGAGCAATTGGGTTCTGGTGGCAATAGATACTATTACTGTGACAAAGATGCAGTATATAAATATTGGATTTCTCCAACCCCATCGGACAATTCGTACAATATATTACAAATTGGAGTTCCTGCCGGAGATTATCCTATAGAGAATAGTAATCTAGTCGTAGAATATGATTCGTGGGTAAAGTCTAATAAGATAAAAGTAGTCTTTAATGGTGATGTTAGACCAAATGTTTGGAGAGTTGCGGTATTCGACAAAATTATTAACGATTGGGTTACAATTGCTACATCTCCAACCATTAGTAGTGTTACTGGACGATCAGAAATATGGTGGGACGGTAGTTCTTGGACACAAGTACAACAACTAGACATTACCAAATATAGAGAAATCAATAAGGTGCGTGTAGAATTCGATTCGTTAACTCTTCCTAATGAGAGGCTACAGATTATAGAAATCGCGGCCATGAGAGAAGCAGACCTCTCTGATCGCGTTCAAAGATATTCTATAGATATGTCAATGGACGATGTGGATTACATTCATCCTATTGGTCAAATGAGTTCTAATGACGGATCTCTTATCATAGATAACCGAGACTTGGCTCTGGATCTAGCAGATCCTACAAAGGATTTTTATGGCTTAATCGATGGTTGGTGTGAATATAGAACATATGTAAAATTCAACATGAGCAAATATGAAACATCGGACAAGCTTGTTAGAACGGGAACAATGTATTCAAATAGCTGGACTGCTGCTGATCCGTATGAATACGACGTAAGATTATTTGACATAGTTAAAATATTGCAAAATATAAAGTGCCCGGCACTACTTGTCGAAAATAAAACTATTGCAAGAATAATGTCCATGATGCTTGACATGGTAGGAATAGATAAGTACGAATTCAATTTCGAAGATTTTGATCCTACTGAAAGCATAAGATATTTCTGGACTGATGGAACTGAGACAGTATATGATGTGTTGAATAGAATTTGTAAGTCGTATCAATGTGTTATATTCGCCGACGAATTCGGAAAGCTCCAATTGATCACGAGGAACCAACTCGTGAATGATGAAGATGAAGAAAATTTTACTCTAAGATCAACCCCCGATGGACTTGTGCTACCGAATATAGTTGACCTACAAAAGAAGTACGATATATCAATTAACGATGTAGAGATAAAATATAAGAAAAAAGAAGCAAATATAGATTCTACAGATGTCACTGGAAAAGTACTTACCTCTAAAGTATGGGATACTTCGGATTCAATTGTAGTTAGAGCTGCCCCTATTATGAGAACGATGTCAAGTACTGCTGTACCTAAACAACATGTTGGTAAAGATGTACCTGCCGATATATTTATTCCAGCAGATAAAGTTGAAACTTGGCCTTATTCGGGATATATAAACATCGATGGAGAAGTGATGAAATATGAAGGAAAAGGATATGCCGTAATTAACTACTCTACAGGTGTTTGGGGAGAAAAAGTAATAAAGAGCGAAGAGGACAAGAGAAAATGGGATAAATTTACCTATGACTCCTACACCCCAACTCAAGGAGTTCCAGGGGGAATTTCAGGTCAGCCAGTAACGGGAGAATTTGGTAATGGTAAAATTATCACTAATCGTCTTACTGGAAGACTGAGAATAGCTCAAAGAGGACTAGAGGGATCAAGTTGGGCTGAACATAGTAAAAATACCAAATACGGCTGGGCGGCATTCAATGTTTGGTGCTATGAGCCAGGAAGTTCTTTACATCCGGGTAAGTATATAGAGCCCGGTAAGAGCGATTATGTAATTATCGATCTAAAGAACTGGACACAAAAGCCCGGATGGGGCAGAGAACAAAGAGCTTGGACACAAACCGGATCTAAACTAATAGGCGATAATACATGGAAGCCAAGCTGGAGACAACTATCGGCACAAATTATACAATTGGATGATACTGAGTATCGTGACTTTGGAATGAGATTCAAATTCACTGACGGAGTACCAGCAGTGGGCATGATGTTTTGTATCAGTAGTCAGAACGGATACACGGATGATCCATTTGAAACAGATCCGACCGCATGTCATAGATTTTATCAAATAACTATACATTCAACAGACCTGATTGAGGCCGCTGGAAATCAAACCAACGAAGTCGGAATGGCTGTGAAAAATGGTAACAATATGACTGCTCTTAACCCTATGCATGGAAACTTGAAGGATTCTGGAAAAATAAGACTAGACAAAAATATTTGGTATGATCTAGATGTGGTCATTAAAGATCATGTCTTACCAGATGGTCAGAATAAGATGAGTATAGAAGTATTTATCAATGGTCAATATCTTGATACCTACGAAACATATGACGTCATAAGACCTACTAATCTGATGGGTATATTTACCAGGTATTCCGGAAAAGCAGAATTCGAATATGTATATGCTAGCA